ACCGGAGACTCGACACCGCACTTAACGCACGAGAGTCGGCCATTCATGTCAATTCCAGGCTCAATCTCACTCATGTAGTTTCTAATTGAACGAGAGTCGTAGGCAGGCATCGACCTGATGAACGCATTCATCTTGTTCCTGTCAGTGATTCCATCAATTGAGATTATGCTATTTTCAAGACGTGAAGTGATGACATTCTCAACAACGATGTCAGGCATGGCCTTGCGACGGCGCTCTTGGATCGTGGCAATCTCTTCCTCGTCTCGACCGGTCAACAGCTTGAAGATCACACGCTTCTTTGTGACTGGAAGCGTAAATTCAAAGTGATTTGTGCCTGGAGAGACCGGATCGACAGGTAGGCGTTTGATTTCTAATTCTGAGAGATCGAAAGTTGCCGCTTGTCTAGTGTTGCATGAAGGGCACGCAACTTCTGCTCGATACTCTGAACCGTATCCTGTAATCCTAATTGACACAAGAAGCGCGTTTCTATCACCTGCGATGAGCTCTCTTGCGTTAATGCTCTTATCAGTGAGACAGCTATTCATTAGGTGTGTAAGGACCGTTCCGTCCTTCAGTAGCGCTCGGCTAAGAAGAATATCCTCCTCCTGCGCGGTCATCGCCTTGATCTGGACAGTCTCTCTACCGTGGACTGGAGAGTTCACAGGGTAGATCTTACCTAAAGATGGGAGTGGAACATTCTCAACAGGAATCGTCCAACCGAAGTCATCCTGGACAGGATTTGTCTTGGGTATCTGTGAGAAAGCTTCATTTGGGCTTACGGATACATCACTCTTTTTAGGCATTTACAGGCTCCTGTACCATCTTATAGGGTCAACAGGTATATTAAAACAAAAAGCCTCGCTAGGTAAACTAGCGAGGCCAATCGTGTCTTAAATGCTAAGAATCAGAACTGCAATACGCAATTGTCAAATCTTATCGTGATTGAGACAGACACAACGTCGTCGCCGTCGTATGAGACATCGCCGAACTTGGCACTCTCTAGGAAGGCGCCCTTGATGTCCCAAAGCTCAACAACGGTGCCAATTGGGTCAAGCATCTTAAGCTGGATGTCGCGCTTATAAAAGTCAGCGTAACCACTGCGTCCGGAGACGGATTCGTGGTGTGTGCGGACCCACTCCATCACCTGCTGTGCGCCTGAAGGTGCGATTGGATCGTGAAGGTCGACCGACATGGTGTCAAACTTGAGCTTGCCAGAGATGTATCTCTGTGTGTTGATCCAAGGAATTTCCTTGCTTGGCATGTTGAAACCGGGGCGGGCTGCCTTTCTGATGAGGAAGGCATCGATTCCCTCGATAGCAAAGACCCAGCGATGCTTTCTCTTTGGCTCAAATTTGTTGGGTAACATATCAGTGACTGAGAGTGTCTCGGCCATATTGGATCTCCGTTATTCTATTCTAAGTATCATTAAGTTGAAGATGTTGCATTAACTGTGAAGTCGATAGAAATAAACTCCGCAGTCCTGACAGGCTGTAGGAATATCTTGCCGCGTATTGTGTTATTGTCGATGTCTGCCTGAGTTGTTGTGGAGGTATCGATGACCACCTTGTACCTTGTGATGCCTGACCTGCTCTGGACGTCCTGCATGATAGGATTGACGAGAGCATTGAACCTGTCAAGTGTTGTCTGTGTGTTGGGCTCGAATAGGAGGCTGTTAGCGACGGCTCTGACTCTGCGCCTGACGTCGATTAGCAGCCTTCTCACGTTGACTCTATCGAGTGAAGATGCCGCGCGGAGTAGCGTCTTCTGACCCCAGACGACGGTGCCTCCCGTTGAGAGCTTCACGATGGGATTTATGTCTGCATCGTAGATGGAACCGAGATCAGGTGAATTCTCACCTTCAATTCCGCCGTCCACTGCTGTCGAGATGACTCCACGTGTCGTGCCTGCAGGTGCATACCAAGGTGCGTAAGCATCATTCCTTGCGTATGCTGAGAGTGCGCCAACCGAGGCGGGCACTGCGTATGACGGTGGGCCCTCAGTGCCACCTGCTGTATTCAGATCTGGGTTCTGGACAAAGATGTCTGGGAAGTACGCTGCCGCGAATGAGGAGTTAAGTCCTCTAGACTTGAAGTCTGCGACTGTGTAAAAAGACGAAACATCCTGATCGCTCGATGTGACGTATGTGTTCAGCCCTGTCTTCTGTTGGATGTCCATGATGTACATGGCATCGAATCGATTTTCGACCGCTGAGATTGCGTAGTTTGTCACTGCCGGTGTTCTGATGCCTGGGATTGCTAGAAGCTGGATGTTGACGTCTGCAGTTGAACCCATGATGTCGATGGCCTTCTTGTAGGCCGAGACTGTGGGTCCATTGACGCCACCCTGATTTGCAGAGTCATTAATCTCTCTTGTAGCAGCGAGGTCGGTGAGATTCACCTTCTCGTTATCGAAGATGTTGACACCATCGAATCCGCCCTGCATCAAGAATGTGAAGGAGACATTGTTCCTATTTGTCACATCCTCAAGGTCTGTTATTGTCAAGGCTCTAGACTTGTTCGTATCATTTGTTGTGATCCCGCCTTGCCTGACGTATGATGCAGATGCCCAGTTGATCGTCTCCGGTGATGTGTCGCCGAGAGCGCCGGTCGTGACTCTTATGTTCTCAATTGTGAACAGTGAGTTTTGGAATGTATCTGCTGTAGAGTCGTCAACAAAGAAGTGCTTACCAGTCAAGTCATATGATGGGAAGAACTTAATGAGGCTGGTGTAAGATCCGTTGATTACCGAGGAAAGTGATGATGGTGTCTTGTTCTCATCAACAAGATCTGAACCAATCTCGACTTTTGTGCCCCATGTGTAGTAATCACTCGTTGTCGTGCCTCCACCGGTCGTCTTGATGTTATTCCTGTAGGGAATTGGTGGAGTCACTGCCCTGCGAATCACATCATTGTATCCTGCATTGATTGCCGCGTTCGTCGATGTAAAGGTTGCGAGACTGCTGCCCGATGTGTAGAGGTAACCGTGTCCTCTGAACCCTGCAGGAATTGCTGCGGCTGGGATGTTTCCTGCCAAAAAGTCATCCGAAAGCTCGATTCTGATGTAGTTGTTAGTGACAGGATAATCACCTTCAACCACTATCTTCTGGCTACCGTTGTTCCTGTCGAAGTCGAAATAGATGTTTTGGTCACCAATCACAGATGCGATGTAATTTGTTGAGTTAGGATCAAAGGAAAGAGTCTGCCTGTAGTAAAGCGCATTTTCAACTTCACCTGCGCCATCATCAGGATCATTGACAGGCCTTACACTCAGCGCAAACGTTCCGTATTCCTGTGGAGCCTGTGCTGGGCTTAGATCGCTAATTGTAATCTTGTAATTCTTACTAAGATCTGGTGAAAGGCTATCGTCAGTTGTGATTCCATCTGAGACTGCATGGACTCTGAAGAGGTCGTACTTGGTACCACCGAAGTCTTGTGAGACAACGAAGGGTGAGGCCGGATGTGTAAAGCGCTCTCTAAATTGCTCAAAGTTAGGCGTAGTTGCCGATGAAGCATTGCGTCCTATCGATGATGATGTGATGAAGACCGCATCCTGCTTGTTTGCGTCGCTTGTCGAAGTAGGTGATGCAAGGATGTCTGATCCTGTGATTACCGCCTCAAAATCCTGGATGTCATACCAGGCGTAGAGGTAGTGACCTGTCTCCTGGAAACGATTCGGATCTTTGTTGAGGACATTTGGGAAATATGATCCGCCTGAATTGAAGTTGAGCGATGCCGTGATAACGTTTGGACTTGAGACAGTGTTGATGTGTCCATTGAGCAACATTACAAACGTTCCGTCAGCAAATGTGACCGATCCTGAGACAGACGAGCCTTCAGCTGCAGTTGTCGTAGGTTGGTTTGTTGCGTTACTATTGCCCGAAAGCGTTAGCGTCACACCCGACGGGGTCATGACTACGCCTCGAATTATCGGGATAGCAGATTTCGAATTCTGGATGCCTGCTGATGAGAAGACAGATGAACCAGCAGACTCTGACATGAAGCAACCGAGGAAGTAAGTTCTACCCGAGACACCGCCTGAGGTGGCGTATGGGTTCTGTCCTACGATGCCTGATGACTTCACCTGCTCTTCGCCGACGATGAATCCGGCACGATTGACGGCTCCTGTAGCCGCACTCCTCTTCTGGCCATCACCTGCGCCTAAGACTCTGATGTATGCAGAATTTGAATTCAATGTGCCATTGAGCCAAGCACTGACTGCTATCGGTCCAAATCGGCCTCCTGAGATGCCGAAGAGTGACGTAAAGCTGGCGTATGTGTTGAAAACGAGAGGAATATACGCAGGACCTGACGCTGCAGTTCCAACAATGCCCGCAGGAACTCCTGTCGTAACACGAGTTGGGACACTTGACCTATCGGTCTCTGTAATTGATACTCCTGGGTACGGTAAAGCGGGCATTATGTTAACCTCTCATAATGTATTTATTAGACAAATTCGACGCCTTCGTTAGTTATGATGAAATCGATTGCAATATATTCAACGGCTTTCGTTGGAACTATCACGATCCTTCCATTCAGACGATTTGCTTCAATGTCCTGTTGTGTGTTATTTGAATCATCCATTATGATCCTGAAGCTGTCGATACCACTTTGCGACTGGACTGTTGCGAACTGGGGTGCCAAAAGGTTGACGTACCTGGCGCGTGTGGCGGGTATGTTGGGCTCAAACACGAACTGGAGGCCGACCGAGGTGACGATTCTTGCAAGTTCAATAAGCAATCTTCTTACGTTGACTCTATCAAGCGCAGACCTTGCAAGTTGCAATGTCTTCTGTCCAAAGATGACGTAACCAAGACCTGGGAATGCTGTGATAGGATTAATCCTTGCATCGTACAGATTGTCTCTGTCGGCACTCGTCAATCTCACTGCGAGATTTGTTACGTTGGAGAGAGCCGTCCTGTTAAATCCTGCCGGTGCATACCAGGGATATGATCTAGCATCGTTTTGAGCC